TGACAAGGGTCTTTTTATATTCCCGTGCCCCCACAGGGGGGATGTTATTCGATCCCCGCTGCCCGCTCTACCAATTAAAGACCCTGACAAGGGTCTTTTTATATTCCCGTGTCCCCACAGGGGGGATGTTATTCGATCCCCGCTACCCGCTCTACCAATTAAAGACCCTGACAAGGGTCTTTTTATTTCTAGCTACCCGGACAAATCCGGCGGCTGTTTTACAACCATAATTTCGGTCCTGACAACTCTCCAATCTCGATTCTCTACTCTCAGGTCTTTCCAAACAACTCTCCAATCTCAACTCTCTACTCACGGATCTACCCAGACATTTTTCCAATCTCGATTCTCTTCTCTATGTACTTATACAAACACTATACAAAATCCCTAAAAAATCCACCCCTGAATAACGAATAGAAAAGTTGCCAAAACGGCAAGTTTTTAGCCGAAAAGTTGCCGTTTTGGCAAGTAGTATTTTTCGCGCAAAAGTGGCATTATTTTCTCAGTTGATAGAACATTATTTCTAAAAAAAGGAGGGAAAATGTCTGAGACAAACCCAACGGAGCCCAGCCTGGAAAGTGAGATCGCCACCCTGCGCAAGCTCATCAAAGAGGCGGGTGACGAAGATAAGGATGATCTAAAAGAGACCCTGGCTGTATTGGATAGTGTGGCAGATGCCACGCCCAAGCTGGCCACCGCCCTGAAAGCGCAGCGGGAGATGGCACGCGGTGGCCAGGACCCACTGGAGATCCTGCGCCTGGCCCTGGCTGAGCTGGAAAAAGAATGGCCGGAACTGCGCGAGGTGAAAGAGCAATTGCGTGGTGATACTGTCCCGGGCAATGGAGGCGCACAATGAAGCCCCTCCACGCCGATGAACTGAGCCGCGCCGAACGGGCTGCCCTGCGCCGCCTGCGCGAGCAAGTACGCCAACAGCAGCGAGCGCAATCCAGGCCCGCCAGCAAGCCCAAACCTCAACCCACACAGGATAAAGCCAGCGCATGACCGATCTGATCTCTGCCAGCAAGCACGCCTTACGCAACCCTAACCTGTTTATCCGCCACACCAGCGGTACGCGCCTGCGGCGCTATCAACAAGGGGTATGTGAAGCCGTCTGTGATTCAGTGCTGAACCGCCGCGGATTGAGCTTTGTGGTGATGTTCCCGCGCCAATCGGGCAAGAACGAACTGCAAGCCCAACTGGAGACCTATCTGCTGGCCTTGTTCTGCGATACGCCGGTGGAGATCGTCAAGGTCTCGCCCACCCTCAAACCGCAGGCACAAAACGCCATGCGCCGCCTGGAACGCACGCTCAAGAAGAACCTTTACCTTTCCAACGCCTGGCGTAAAGAAGCTGGCGCCATCTACCGCGTGCAGGAGGCACGCATCCATTTTCTTTCGGGAGCACCAGAGAGCAGCATTGTGGGCGCAACCGCCTCACTTTTACTGGAGGTGGACGAAGCCCAGGATGTGCTGCCCGCCAAATTTGATAAAGACATCGCCCCCATGACGGCCTCCACCTGCGCCACGCGCGTTTTCTGGGGCACCGCCTGGACGAGTTCTTCCCTGCTGGGGCGCGAGTTGCGCGCCGCCAGTGTCGCTGAAAAACGCGACGGGGTAAGACGCGTCTTTCGCCTGACTGCTGATGATGTGGCGGCTGAACTCCCGGCATACAAGGCCTCGCTGGCCGACACCCTGGCCCGTCTTGGGCGCGCTCACCCTCTGGTGCGCACGCAGTATTACTCAGAAGAGATCGACGGGCTGGGTGGGCTCTTCCCGCCGGACCGGTTGGCACGCATGCAAAGCCCCGCAGTGACACAAATCATGTCTGTGGTACCTGAAGCGAGCAAACGCTACGCCCTCCTTTTGGATGTGGCAGGTGCCGATGAGGGGGTACGCGGTGCCGATGGCAGTGTAGAAATGGCCAACCCCGGCCGTGATGCCACCGCTTTAACGCTGGTGGAAATCTGCCTGCCTGAAAACGGCGGCTTGCCAACCTACCGGCCGCGTCTGCGGCGACAGTGGATCGGCTCAGACACCGCCGCCCTGCTGCCGCAGATCCGCGCCCTGGCCCTGGAATGGCAGGTGCAGACGCTGGTGGTAGATGCCACCGGGGTGGGAGCCGGGTTGACCTCCATGCTGGAAAGCGCCCTACCCGGCCTGGTAACGCCATTCACCTTCAACGCCTCCTCAAAATCACGGCTTGGCTGGGATTTTCTGGGTCTGGTAGATTCAGGGCGCTGGCAGGAAGACCTGTACCCGCCCGATGCGCCCGGTGAGCAAGCCCACTGGCAGCGCGAATTCTTTGCCCAGTTGGCCGCCTGCCAGTTCGAGGTGTTGCCGGGGCCGGAACAACGCATGAAGTGGTCCGTACCGGACGGCAGCCGTGACGCAATCAGCGGTGAGCTGATGCACGACGACTGGGTGCTATCCGCTGCCCTGGCTGCCACGCTGGATGGCCACGATTGGCCCATCAGCAGCGGTCCCTCTCTCATCGTCCCGGCCAAAGATCCACTCAAGGAGTTGGATCGGGGATTCTAAACAGTGAAGTGTGATCAGTGATCAGAAACCAGGAAAACCTCAACCAAAGGTTCAGATTCTGCCTACTCCCTGAGAGCCTGATCACTCATCACTGCTCTTAAAAAGAAAGGAATTTACATATGTTATTTGGTATCGACGTCAGTCACTATCAAGAAGAGATCGATTGGCCCAAGGTGAAAGCCTGTGGGGTCAGTTTTGCCATCATCAAGGCCACAGAAGGCACCGGCTTTATTGACCCCATGTTCGAGGTCAACTTCCGCGGGGCGGTGGATGCCGGCATTGTGCCGGGTACCTATCACTTCTTCCTGCCCAAGTTCGCCCCACTGGAACAGGCCAGTCATTACCTGAACAATCTGAAAGAGATCGTGGGCAATCGCCCCTGCCTGCCTCCCTGCATTGACCTGGAGACCGCAGGTGCCCCCAGCAAGGCGGTGATGAACGCCAACGTGCGCAGCTTTATGCAGGAACTGGAACGGGTAGATGGTCGCCCCGGCCTGTTTTACACCTCGCCGGGTTTCTGGAACACCTACCTGCCCGTGCCGGTCTTCAATAATTACCGCCTTACCCTCACCGATCTGGATTGGGCCGTACGCCATCCGCTCTGGCAGGCTCAGTACACCACCGGCTGGCCCACCCAGGTCTTCCCCTGGTCGGGCTGGACCTTCTGGCAATACTCCAGCGCCGGCAAGATCAGCGGCATCCGCACCCGCGTGGATCTGAACTACTTCAACGGCAGCAGCGCCGATCTGGCTGCACTGGCCACCCGCGGGAGCAGTCGTGGCTGAGCCCTTCTTCAAGCGTCTTTTCAGCCGGGCGGGGATAATCCCCGCCCGCGTCTCCCTGGCTGCGGAGGACGACGCCAGCTTCAACGTGGGCAGGCGCACTGCCGCCAGCGAGTACGACCGTTTTGCCTACGACCGGGAGACCCAACTGCTGCAGGCATTGGAAGCCTGGCGGGTCAACCCCTTGGCCAGGCGGGTGGTAGGGCTCACCTCTCAATACGTGGTAGGCGGCGGAGTGGCCTTTTCTTGCGATCACAATGCCAGTGCCGCTTTTTTGAAGACCTTCTGGGAACATCCGCTCAACCGTCTGTCCGTGCGCATCTACGAATGGTGCGATGAGCTCACCCGCAGCGGCAACCTCTTTTTACTGCTCAGCACTGATGCCGCCGGCATGACCTATGTGCGCGCCGTCCCTGCCCTGCAGGTAAAGGAGATCCACTCGCGCAGCAACGACCTGGACCAGGAAGTGAGCTACGACCTGCAGCCCGGCGCGGACAGTCTGGAACTCATCCATTGGCCGGCCTACACACCGGAAGCTGAACAGATCGGCGCAGATGGCCGCCTGCCGGTGGTGATGCTGCACTACGCCATCAACCGCCCCGTCGGCGCCCAGTGGGGTGAATCCGACCTGGCGCCGCTGTTGCGCTGGTTAAGCCGTTACGCCAACTGGCTGGAAGATCGTGCCCGCCTCAATCGTTTTCGCACCGCCTTCCTGTACGTGGTCAAAGCTCGCTTCAACAACGAAGCGGAACGCAAAGCCCGCCAGATGGCGCTCAACAGCACTCCACCTACCCCTGGTTCGATTTTGGTGGCAGATGAGGGCGAAAGCTGGAGCGTGCTCAACCCTGAACTGCACTCTGATGAAGCCGGCACCGACGGCCTGGCGTTGAAGAAGATGCTTTCGGCCGGGGCGGGCATTCCGCTGCATTTTTTGGCCGAACCCGAAGGCGCCACCCGTACCACTGCCGAGGCCGCCGGCGGCCCCACCTACCGCCACTACGAACAGCGTCAGCGCTTCTTTTTGTGGATGCTGGCAGACCTGCTGCAAGTGGTATTAAAACGGCGCAGTCTGGTGGATGGGCGTGTCTCTACCAAAGCCCAGATCCACTTGCACGGCTCAGACATCTCTGCGCGCGACAATGTTTCGCTCTCCCTTTCTGCCAGCAATATCCTGCCCACCCTGCAGGAACTGCGCGATCGCAACCTGATCGATGACGCTGAGCTGCTGCGCCTGGCCTACCGATTCTGTGGAGAAAGTGTGGATGTTGAAGAGATGCTGGCNNGCGCGGTAGGAGGGCTGGTATGAGCGAGCACACTGTTCGTGTTCATCTGGCCGGCTCCGTGTTGGGTCAGCCAGGCGAAACACTGCAAATCCTGGCCATCAGCGCCGGCAGCGGCAATGGCTGGGAGTTTTCCGAAGCGGTCTTGCGCGAGAGCCTGACTCTCTGGCAGGGGGTGGAATGCTTCATCGATCACGCCTGGAACGAGCGTTCACTACGCGACCTGGCTGGAATCTGCACTCATCCGCGCTGGAAGGAAGCGCAGCAGGGCATCTGCCTGGACCTTCAAGCAATCGGCCCGGGTGCAGAGCTGCTACTGCAAACCGCCCGCCAGATGCAAAGCAGCAATGAAATCTTGCCAGACGTCGGTTTTTCTGCCGACTTGCTTTTCAATGCCGAAGACAGCCGGGTGAGCCGGATCTTAAAAGTCTTTTCTGTGGACCTGGTGGTTCACCCCGCCCGTGGCGGGAAATTTCTCACTACCCAATCTACCCCTGAGGAGGAACCAATGGAAGAAGTACAAACCAATTTGAGCACAGCCGCAACCCCTGCGACTGCCACCGAACCGGCTCAACACCAGCAGATGTGTGAGCGACTGCTGCAATCCACGTTGGAAGCAGCCCGTCTACCGGAACCCGTCAGCAACCGCCTGCGCGGACAGTTCAGCGGCCGTGTCTTTACTCCAAACTAACTGGACCAGGCGGTCCAGGAAGCGCGCAGTTTGGTGAGCGAACTCTCAGCCGGGAGTCTGGTGCAGGGCGCGGGACGCATCAGCGAGATGACCAGTCCGGAAGACCAGATCGGCGCTGCCCTGCATGACCTATTGGGGGTAAGCCGGCCCTCTGCCCTGGAGAAGGTACAGGCCGCCCGCTTGAGCGGTATCCGTGAGTTTTACACCCGCATGACCGGCGACTACGACTTTAATGGCGGCTATGACCGCGAACGCGCCCAGTTTGCCGCCACCTCTGACCTGCCCGGTCTGTTAAAGAACGCTATGAACAAGCTCATTCTGGCCCGCTGGGAAGAGCTGGGGCGTTCCGGCTACCGCTGGTGGGAGCCCATTGTACAGGTGGAGCACTTCAACAGCCTGCAAGAGATCACCGGGGTGCTGGTTGGCGAGGTGAACGTGCTGCCTTCCGTGGCGGAAGGCGCTGCCTACACTGAACTGGCCGTCAGTGACAGCAATGAGACCGGCTCCTGGGGCAAGTACGGCGGCTATGTTGGCCTGACCCTGGAAATGTTCGAGCGGGATGAGACCCACAAGCTGCGCCAGTACCCCAATAAACTGGCCTCAGCAGCCCTGCGCCGCATTTCTGCACTGGTAGGCGGCATATTCACCGCCAACAGTGGTGTCGGACCTGCCATGGCGGATACCTACAAAGTCTTTGATGCCACCCATCATGCCAATTTGGGCACCACTGCCCTCAGCGCCAGCGCCTGGGAAGCGGCCGGCAAGGCCATCTACACCCAGCCGCTTGTCACTGCCAGCGGTAACAGCAGCGCCAAACAGGCCATCGACGCCAGGTATTTGCTGGTGCCGCGTGACCTGCGCCTGACGGGCATGGAGATCCTCTACCCCTCATTTGCGCATGAGACCAATATCTTCTCTGATAACCTACAAAAGGGGCAGATGGGAGATGTGATCACAGTGCCGGAATTCACAGACGCCAATGATTGGGCTGCCGTGGCCGATCCACGCCTGGCACCGGGCATCATTTTGGGGGAACGTTTTGGTCTGTTGCCGGAGATCATCATCGCCGATGGCGAGACCAGCGGTGCCCTGTTCAGCAACGATGAGATCCGCATGAAGGTGCGCCATTGGGTCAGCGTTTTTGTGGCCGATTACCGCCCGTTGTTCAAAGCCAACGTGGCGTAACCGGGTTGTGGTTGAAATTCCGCCCATCCACATGTAGGGGCAAGGCATGCCTTGCCCCTACCGAATACAGGGAGCGGTTTGAAAATAATACAACCAAACGGCGAATATTGAGACACACCATGCCCCTACCGAAAACCGTTCTAAATACAAAAGGAGAAAAAATGACTTTTCTTGAACAGATCAAAAAGATCCTGCGTTCGCGCAAATTCTGGGTGCTGATCACTGCTCTGCTGGCCACGGCCGCCGCTTATGCCAGCCAAAACATTGATATGTGGCAGGCGCTGCAAATGGCGGTAGCCGCTTTAGCGGTCTACTCCACCGGCGTCGCCATTGAGGACAACGGCAATGGAAACAAACTCCAATCCTGACCGCCTCATCGCCCAGACCCTGGCTGCTCCGTTCACTCCCCGCAGCCAGGGGAACCCCTTATCTTTCAAACCCCTCCACGATGGCGGCATGGTGGTGGTCATCTCAGACGGGCGCAAACTTTGGTTCAGCGCCGCCGAGGTACAGGCCGCCCGCAGGCAGGTGCGCGCCGAGCGGCAGCAAGAATCTGAAACTCAACAGGTTGTGCGGGCCAACGTGCCGGTGAAGATTGCCCTGGCCAAACCCCAGCAGCGGGCCTCCGACG